CTTCAAACCGACAGCTGCGCAGCGCCGCCAGGTCGCCATCGCGGCCGGCGGCGGGATGGCGCACGAGCAGATCGCGCTCGCCATGGGGATCGCGCGCAACACGCTGGAGAAGCACTTCGAGGCCGAGCTGTCGATCGGCGCCTACGCCAAGCGCATGGAGGTGCTGCAGGCCATGCATGCCGCCGCGAAGAAGGGGAACATGACCGCGGCGCGGTTCTACCTCGGCGCCGATCCCAAGCTGGCTGCGCCGCCGGCCGCTCCCCAAGAGGATGGCGTGACCAAGCCGGCCGCCAAGCGCGCCGCGGCGCTCGGCAAGAAGGAGCAGGCGCAGGCCGACGCGGTGACCGCTGGCGTCGGCACCGAGTGGGGTGACCTGTTGGGCGCCAGGCCGCCGATCCAGTGAACTGGAACCTGAGCTGCCCCGATTGGGAGCAGCGCTTGCGCAGCGGCCGCGCGCCGTTCAGCGATCTGCCGATCTACGCGCCAGAGGGAGACAGGGCGGTCGCGGTCTTCAACAAGTTGCGCCTGGCTGACGTGCCGGGCACGCCGACGCTGGCTGATGCCGGCGGCGATTGGTTCCGTGCCGTTGTTCGCGCGCTGTTCGGTTCGCTGGATCCGGCCACCAGAACAAGGTCCATCCGCGAGCTGTTCCTGCTGGTCCCAAAGAAGAACAGCAAGACCACGAACGGCGCATTGCTGATGCTCACGGCGCTGCTGCTCAATCAGCGGCCGAAGGCCCCGTTCATCATGACGGCGCCGGTGCAAGACGTTGCAGACCTAGCCTTCTCGGCGGTCTCCGGAGCGATCCAACTGGATCCGGTGCTGGAAGCGAAACTGCATGTTCGCGAGCATCTGAAAACCATCATCCACCGGGAGTCGAAGGCGACCCTGGAGATCATGACCTTCGATCCGTCGGTGTTGACTGGCCAGAAGGTGGTCGGTGCGCTGATCGACGAGTTGCACGTTTGCGCCAAGATGGGCAAGGCGGCCAGCGCGATCCGCCAGCTTCGCGGCGGCATGCTGCCGTTCCCGGAAGCCTTCTTGGCTTTCATCACCACGCAGTCGGAAGACCAGCCGACTGGGGTGTTCAAGGACGAACTGGACAAGGCCAGGGCGATCCGCGACGGCGAGCGCGACGGCGCCATGCTCCCGGTGCTCTACGAGTTCCCGCGCGCCATGCAGCAGGACCGCGAGCAGTGGGCCGACCCGGCGAATTGGCCCATGGTGACGCCCAACGCAGGCCGGTCCATCTCGATCGATCGCCTCGTGGAAGAGATGGCGGTGGCAAAGTCCACCAGCGAAGCCGAGCTTCGGGCGTGGGCGTCGCAGCACCTGGACATCGAGATCGGCTTGGCGCTCAAGGGCAGCGGGTGGGTCGGCGCCGAGCACTGGGAGGCCAATGCCGAGCCCGGCCTGACCCTCGAATCCCTGCTGGCCCGCTGCGAAGTCGTCACCATCGGCATCGACGGCGGCGGCCTGGACGACCTGATGGCCGTCGCCGTGCTGGGCCGCGAGACCGAGACAAAGCGCTGGCTGCACTGGGGAAAGGCCTGGGCGCACCCCATCGTGCTCGAGCGACGCAAGGAAATCGCCTCGCGCCTGCTGGACTTTGAGAAGGACGGCGACCTGACGATGGTCGAAGAGTCCGAGCAGGACATCACCGAGGTGGCCGACATCGTCGAGCAGTGCGAGGCGTCCGGACTGCTGGACTGCGTCGGGGTTGACGTGCACGGCATCGGGCCGATCGTCGACGCCATCATGGGCCGCAAGATCGAGTTCGAGCGCATCGTCGGCATTTCCCAGGGCTGGCAGATGGTGGGGGCCATCAAGACGGCCGAGCGGCGGCTGTCCGATGGCACGCTGCGTCACGCCGGCCAGCCCATCATGGCCTGGGCACTCGGCAACGCGAAGCCGGAACCCCGCGGAAACGCCACGATCATCACCAAGCAGACCGCCGGCACAGCCAAGATCGACCCCCTGCTGGCCCTGCTGAATGCCGTCACGCTCATGGCAAGGAACCCCAAGCCACGGCGCAAGAAGTTCCAGATGTTCGCGATCTGACCCATGCCCGACCTGCGGGGCATGGGCAGTCCGTGGCCGGCGAGAAACCCCGGCGAGCGGATGGGCAGCAGGACCGGCCAAATTAGGGATCACCGCTGACGCCTGCCGGATGCGTCAAGGCGGCCCGCCACAAAGCCCACAAGTCGCGCCACTGGCTGGCGCAACCCTCAGAGCGTCATAGCTTGGGGCAAGACCTGCCGCAATGGCGCCGGATCGAGTAACCGGCACGCCGATCGCCCAGCGCCACCAGCGCAGCGATCGGCACCCCATCATCTCCAAGCCGCCTCCGGGTGGCTCTTGCGCCCCCGGAGAAATGACATGCCTATCGTCATCATCCCATCCGGCGCGGCTGTCGCTGCCGCCGCTGTGATTGCGGCCAACGCCGCGGTCATCGCTGCCAACGCTCGGCGACCTGAAGCGCCGCAGCCGACCTCCGCGGCATCTGCAGCTTCAGCGCCGCAACCCGCCATCAAACCCGGGCTGAGCACGGCCCACCCGCCAAAGCGCCTGTAGGCGCATCAAGCGCGGCCCCACGGGCCACTGTGCACTCCGACCGGCCCGCCTTGCGCGGGCTTCTTCGTTTCTGGCCGCCTCCGGGCGGCTTTCGCGTTTCCGGGCCACACATGACCATCAAGTACGCCTATTCGATGCTGGAGATCAAGGCGGCGGATGCCCCTGGCGCCGGCGGCAAGCGCAAGTTCACCGGCATCGCCACGACGCCGACCGCCGACACCGTGGGCGACATCGTGGAGCCCGCCGGCGCCGAGTTCAAGCTTCCGATCCCGCTGTGCTGGATGCACAACACGCGCGACCCGGTGGGCTGGGTGACGGCCGCCAAGGTCACCGCCAAGGGCATCGAGATCGAAGGCGAGATCGCCGACATCGCCGAGCCGCAAAGCCTGAAGGATCGCCTCGACACCGCCTGGGCAATGCTGAAGTCCAAGCTGGTGGCGGGCCTGTCCATCGGCTTCCAGCCGCTCGAGTCGGTGCGCATTGAAGGCACCTACTCCTACCGCTACGTGAAGTGGCTGTGGCGCGAGCTCTCCCCCGTCACGGTGCCGTGCAACACGGACTGCGACATCAACAGCATCAAGTCGGCCGACCAGGCCATCCGCCGCGCCGCGTCTGGCGCGCGGCCTGTCGTCCGACTCGACAACACCGGCCCCGCCGGTGCCAACAACCCCGGCGCTTCGGGGCAAGACGTGATCCGCCGCAAGGGCGTGGTCTACCTCAAGTGAACCCGAAAGGTCTGATCGTGAAACAAACCCGAACCCTGGCCATCTTCGCGATGGCCGCCCTGGCCTGCGCGGCCGCATTCGCCACCGGCGTCATGGATCCCTGGCTGCAACTGCTGGGCATGCATCCCGACGTGGGCGCCTCGCTGTTCCTGCTGGCCAACGGCCTCGCGGCCGTGACGGGCAAGAAGACTGTCGGCGAGCAGATCATCGCCTTCGAGGCCAAGCGCCAGGTCGCCAAGGATGGCGCCGAAGCCATCGTGGCGAAGTCCGTCGAAGAAGGTCGCACCCTGGACGAACACGAGGCCGAGCAGCACGCGACGTTCGTGGCCGAAGTGGGCGCCATCGACAAGCACATCGCACTGCTGCGCGACCACGAGGCGCTGATGCTGTCGAAGGCCGCCCCGATCACCCAGGCCAACACCCAGGCCACGGCTGGCGCCAGTGCGGCGCAAATCGGCGCCGCCGGCGTCATCAGCGTGAAGTCGAACCTTCCCCCCGGCATCCGCTTCACCCGCTTCGCGTGCGCCATGGCCCAGGCCAAGGGCAACGTGATGCTGGCGCACCAGATCGCGATCAACCGCTTCAAGGACACCCCGGAGGTCGGCAACGCCCTCGAAGTGGCCGTGAAGATGGGCGGCACCCGCGACCTGAACCAGAAGGCCGCCGTGGCTGCCGGCACCACCACCGACAGCGCCTGGGCCGGCCCGCTGGTGCAGTACAACGACATGGAACGCGAGTTCGTGGAGTTGCTGCGCCCGAAGACCATCATGGGCCGCATGACGCAGCTCAACCGCGTGCCGTTCATGATGCGGGCCGCCCGCCAGCTCACCGGCGTCAGCGGTTCGTTCGTGGGTGAAGGCGCGCCGACGCCGCTGGGCAAGCAGACCTACGACAACGTGACCCTGAGCTTCGCCAAGGTCGCGGTGATCGTGGTGCTGACCGACGAGGCCGTCCGCTTCAGCTCGCCGAACGCCGAGATCAAGGCGCGCGACGACATGATCAAGGGCGTGTCGACCTACATCGACAAGCGCTTCATGGATCCGAGCTACAGCGGCGTGGCCAACGTCTCGCCGGCGTCGATCACCAACGGCTGCACCCGCGTGCAGTCCAGCGGCAAGACGCTGGCGGCCATCGATGTCGACGTGCGCGCCGCGATGGCGCCGTTCGCCAACTCCGATGTCGATCCGTCGACGGCGGTGTGGGTGATGCCGGCCACTGTGGCGCTGCGGCTGTCGATGAAGCGCACCAGCCAGGACGAGAAGGCCTTCCCCGAGCTGACCATGCTGGGCGGCACCTGGTACGGCATCCCGGTGATCGTCTCCAACGCGATGGTCACCGCGGGCTCCCCGGGTGAGCTGCAGATCGCGCTGGTGACGCAGGAAGAGGTGTTCCTGGCCGACGACGGCGGCGTGTCGATCGACATGAGCCAGGAGGCCTCGGTCCAGATGAGCGACTCGCCGTCCGCCGGCGCGCAGTCGCTGGTCAGCCTGTGGCAGAACAACCTGGTGGGCATCCGGGCCGAGCAGTACATCAACTGGGCCCCGCGTCGCGCCAGCAACCTGGGCATCACGCTGATCGAAAACGTCGACTACTAGGTCGGCTGAAGCACGCTGCAGTAGTGCAGCCCGCCGGCGGGTCATTCACGGCCCGCCGGCCCCAATTCCAAGGACGCGCCCATGAACCACCAGACCCACCGGATGATCGCGCTGGCCGAGCTTGCCGACCACCAGGCTGCGGCCGGCGACACGTTCTTCGCCAGCGAAGTGGACGCGGACTACTACATCAGGCACCGCAAGGCCGAATACGCCCCGGCGCCGAGCTACGCGCCGCCGGCGCCGCCAGTCGTGGCGAGCGCGGTTTCCGCCTTGGTGGTGGCCGACGATGCCGCCCCGGGCGTTGCGCCAGGCGCGGCGGATCCTGCAGGCGAGCCGGCTGACCATGCCGCACTTGACGCAATCCCCGTCACCCGCCGCCGCCCGGGCCGCCGCAGCAACGCCGAGCTGGCGAAAGCCGCCGCCGAAGCGCAACAGAACGGCGCCGCCTGAGCGTGGACCGAGATCGCATCGCCGCCCTGGTGGCCAGGCGCACCGGGCTGATGCTGCGCGCCGTCGCCGTCGCGCTGCCGGCCCTGCTGGCCATCGTGTTGCTGCTGGCCGGCACCGGCTTGGTCTCCTACGGGGTCGACATGCTCTTCGGCCGCGGCTGGGCGCTGATCACGGCGGCCGTGCCCTTCCTGGTGATCGGCGCCATCCTCCTGCGAGGGATCGCCCGTGGCTAGGTCCCTGCTGTCCGTTCTGCGCTCTGGCCTGGCCGCCAAGGACGCCTCCCGCGCCGTGGCCGCCAAGCCGTCATGGTGGGGCATGGTCAGCGAGTCTTTCGCTGGCGCCTGGCAAGCCGGCGTCACCGTCGACCCCATCGGCCAGTTGACCGCCTTTGGCGCCGTCTTCGCCTGCGCCGTGCGCATCGCCAACGACATCGCGAAGCTCGAGTTCCAACTCAAGATGGACGACGCCGACGGCATCTGCATCGACGCCCCGCCGACCTCGCCCTATCACGCCGCCCTACGCAAGCCGAACCAGTTTCAGAACCGCATCCAGTTCATCACCTGGTGGGTGCTGTCCAAGCTGCTGCACGGCAACGCCTACTCGCTCAAGGAGCGCGACAACCGCGGCATCGTGGTGCGCCTGTACTCGCTGGACCCGCGCCGCGTGACACCGCTGGTCACGCCCGAGGGTGACATCTACTACCGCCTGGCCAGCGACGACCTGGCGCGTGTGCACACCGGCGTGACGGTCCCGCAGTCCGAGATCATCCACGACCGCGGGCCCACGCTGTGGCACCCGCTGATCGGCGTCTCTCCGCTCTATGCGGCCGGCGCCAGCGCCACCACCGGCGCCCGCATTCAGGGCAACTCGTCGCGGTTCTTCGAGAACATGAGCCG